AGTAGGCTTTTTAGATTTACACCCTCCTTTTTTGTTTATGCAATAGTTAGCCCTGTGATTACTGCCGTATCAATGAAGTAAGGGTAGTGAGATTCTTTAGCAGTTAAACCGATAGTGTAACCTTGTGCATCTCCGTATGCTTTACCTGTTGCCGCTTGGTTAGTTCCTCCTTGCTTCATCGCTCCTCTATCAAAACCTAGCCCAATATAAGAACCGTCTGAAAGTTTAGCAATAACAATTAGTTTTCTAGCCGTTGCCATAAGTTTTAACTCTTCGCTTTTTGCTGCGGTTAGTTTGTCAATAGTGAAGTTTAGAACACTCTCTACAAAGAAAGTTCCGTTTTCTGCGCTTCTGTTTTCAGTAGCAACTAAATCAGCATCTTCTTGCTCTAGTTCGTATTTGTAAAAAGAAGTTACTCCCTCTTGTGCAATTGCAGATATAGTACCTGCTGCCTCTGTGAATGAAGTAATCTCCGAAAAGTTACCTAAAAGGATATACTCAATACCTCCTACATTGTCGGCACAGTCTAAAGTAAATCCGCTTGTTAATAAACACGCCATATTATTTTATATTTTTTATAAAAAAAGGGTAGTAGTACATTACCACCACCCTCTTCTATTAGTTATTATTTAGTTATTAAGGTACTAAAGTAAATTCTACAACCTCTTCTGTAAAGAATACTTGTGTTCCTCTTTTGAAGTTACAGTCAAAGAAAATATTCTTTTCAGTAACAGGATCAAGTCTTACTTCTAAGTTATCTTGCTCTTCGTCTCCATCCATTCCGATAACTAAGTTACCATTCCAAGTTAAGAAACATTCTATCAAGTCCTACTAAACCGTCAGTAGGTCTAATTGCTACGTTAGTTCCGTGTAGTTTTGTCACACCGTCCTCTCCTACATAGTGGTAAAGGTTAGCGTTAATCAAAGCAATCACGTAATAATCGTACCACTCTCTAGGTAAGAACAAAGACAAATCTTCTCTACCTCTAATGTTTTGAGGAATAGACAAAAACATTCCTTGCAATAAAGAAATGATGTTAGCAGTAGAAACTCCTGTTGCTACTGTTACTGCTCCTGTGTTTCCGTCAACTGGAGAACCTGCATCTATCTGCTTTACCCAACCATCATAGTAAGATAAATTGTTCGTTCCGCTTCCAGTATCGCCAGCCCAATCGCTAACTTCTAATTGCTTTTTGATACCTTCCATTTTTTGCTGCATAAATGCTGCATCAACTTCTGCTGGAAGAACTTTGTCTCCTGCTGCACCTTGTGCCATATAAATTTGAGCATACTTACCTACTAGGTCTTTAGCACAAAGGTTCTCATAAATAGCAACATCACCTACTGTGATAGTTCTATCTGTTAAAGTTGTAGTTCCACTTGCTGAACGTGTACAATTTGCACCGTCTTGGAATACTACATCAGAAGTAAGATAGTGCATTTTAGAACTACCTTTAATTCCTAATTGTTTTGTTGCTAGGGCTGCTGTATCAGAAGATACTTGAACCGCTGCTATTAATGGAAAGTCTGCGTTTTCGATATACGCGCTTAATCCTGCTACATTAAAACTCATAATTGTTTTTTTTATTTAATGAATAAATTTGTTTTTTTCTTAATTGCCTTAGGCTTTTCTGTTGCTTCCTTTTTTGGTGTTTCTCCAAACTCTACAAAAGAATTAAAAACGATGTCTTTAATCTCATTCTTTGCTTTGCTTAGTTCTTCACTAAAAAGGTTTTTAAGTTCTTCTACTGCTTTGTTAACCATCTCTTCACTTGCGAAGTGCGATTCTTTAACAATAGATTCTACAACTTTCTTAACCTTTTGCTCTTGTGTTTCCGTTGGCTCTTCTGCCATTGGTACTTCTTCCTCTCCTTCCGCTTCTTCTTCCATTGGTATAATTTCAGTTATAACCCCTTCACCTGTTACGATCTTATCGCCACCTGCTAAAATATGTTCTGCGTCTGGTGCAGCCATTGGGTTACCCTCTGCATCAATTACCACTACTGCCGCTCCTATTTCTAGTGCAGGCTCAATGTTAACCAATGTACCATCTTCGAGTGAAGCCTCCATAAATTTAGACTTGATCTTCGGGTACTGGCGTTTCTGGTGTTTCTTCTCCGTAAATGATTTTTTTGATTTTTTCTAAAATTGTTGGTTCGTTCATACTAGTAAAGTATTAGTTATTAATTATTGTGTAATATTTTTTAAAAGTTTTTTTATACTCTCCTCTTTTGTAAAGTCATCTAGGTTAGAATTTAAAACCTCTTTAATGCTTCTTAGTGTTTGCTCTTCATTATCTTGAACGTAAGAAAAGAACCCCTCTACACTAAAGCCTTTAAACTTTCCCTCTTTAATTAAACTCCAAACCTTATCATTTTCTACTCTCATAGAACCCCACCAACTTCCATCGGGTGCATCTTCAAATCCGTTAGGCGGTGTTACTCCCCTTTCTCTGTCAATTAGTAAAGATTCAAAAATGAACACGTCAGATAGTTTTAAATTCTCATCATGCATAAGGTTTGTATTTGCATTAAACCCATTAGCCATAAATTTAAAAACTATGTCCTTAATTACTTCTGCTCTGAATATTACGTTATGCTCTCCTAGTTGGTCGTTATTTCTGTAAATAGGTTTATCCGCTATCATAAAGTAGCCACTTACTATTCTCTTGTCCTCGTCTTGAACTTTAAAAGATTGCTTAATCTCTTTGAATGCTTGCCAATCGCTTTCTATTGCTGGTCTATCTACTAAGGCTACATAGTCAACTCCTCCCTTTGCATCCTCTTTGTTAATTACTAAATCGTATGTTTTCATTATTTTATTATATTATTTTATTTTGTATATTAAAAAAGTTTTCTATATTTGTAAAGAATTGCTATCCATTCTAAGCGATTTAAGGTTAATAATTTAAAGCCGTGTATTGGTAGTACACGGCTTTTTTTATTAAATTGTGGCTTGCGCTTCGTTAACGCTTACCTTGTTTTGTGTGTTGCTTATATCTTGCTCTGTTACATAAACCCTCGTAGGCTCTCCAATAGTTGTAGTAGTATTTGTTACTTGTCCTACGTTAGCACCTCCCGAACCTCTTGAAGTATTCCCTAAAGAACTTGGAGCAGTAGCGCCACCGCTAGAACCAGAATAAGAAGTAGATGCTAATTTTTTAATATTTGCTAATGCAGTCACTCCTGCTATTCCTGCTGCAATGGACTTAGATATTAAACCACCTGGAGTAGAACCAAATGTACTTATAACCGCTCTAATACCGTCAATAGTTGCCTGTGCTAGTTGTAGTTTTTTGTTGCGTTCAAAAGCCTCTTTTCTAAATTTCTCTTGCGCTTCTTCATTGTCTCCCGCACTCTTTCAATCCGCTTCTAGTCTCGCATCGTTTAAAGCAGATAGGCTACCTATAAAATTACTTATATTGTTATACCTTCTTTCTTGCTTTTCCTTTTGGTCTGCCGCTTCTTTATCGTCTTTTTCTTTTTGATCTGCATCTGCTTTATCCTTTAGTTCTTTTTCTTTTTGAATAGACAAAGTAATATACTTATCCTCAATTTCTAATTTATTCCTTTCGTACTCGTCTTTTAATATTAAAAGCATTTCGTTATTTCCTTTTAAAGCTTCTTGCTCCTCAAAATATCTAGTGCTTAGTTTTTCAATATCCTTTTCCCTTTCTGTAAGTTGCCTAACTCTAAAATCTTCATAGGCTTTTTCTTCTGCTATTATTTCTTCAAGTTTTAATTTGAATAACTCGTCTCTCTTTTTCCTTTCATCGTCTAACTCTTTATCGTTTGCTTTCTTTCTTTTCTCACTAGATTTTTTAATAGCATCACTTTTTAACTTATCCTCCTTAATATGGAATAGTTCTAAATCTTGACTAAGTTTTGTTAGTGCTTCCTCTTGCGTTTTCTTTTGATTCTCGTACGCTTTAACTTCTATATCTTGTTTTAAACCGCTTATTAATTGAGATACTTTAACCTCTTCTTTTTTGGCTTCAATCTTTTGATTAATTAAGTCTATCTCTATCCTAGCAGAATTAATTAACATAGTTAACTTCTCTTCCTCTAGTGCGCTTATATCTTCTCCCGCTGCGCTTCTCTTTGCTATCTCAAAATCAATAGCACTTGTTAACTCTTCTGTAAGTTTTTGATTGGCTTTAATTTCTTGGTCTATTAAATCAATCTTTCTTTT